GACACCTTTAAAAGCAGGGATGCATTGCTTGATGCCTTCAGAAACAAATATGAGAATTATGTTTCCTCTATTTCTCCTGACGGGAAAAAAATTATTGTTGAACCTTGGAGCAAATACCTTAAACCAAAAACAGGTAAATATACTAAGGAACAGCAAGCCCATATAGAACAGAAAACAAATAATGCACAGGCAGCCATAGATAAATTTGCCCATAAACTTAATTTGGACAACAGCGTTTCTGTTTTGACATCAACAGATCATCTTGAAGGCAGACGTGCAAAAGCAAAAGGGTGGTATGATGTAAAGACCGGCAAAATAGTTGTTGTGTTACCAAATCATACATCAATAGACGATGTCATTCGTACATTATTGCACGAAGGAGTAGCACACTATGGTTTAAGAAAGCTCTTCGGTCAACATTTTAAAGACTTTCTAAACAATGTCTATATCAATTCTAATGAAGAGGTAAGAAAACAGATTGCAGACCTTGCTTTGAAAAAATACAATGGTGATTTCGGTATTGCAACAGAAGAACACCTTGCTTCACTTGCAGAGGATACAGACTTTGAACGTGCCATGCAACAAGGCTGGTGGGGAAAAGTAAAAAATCTTTTCCTTAATATGCTTGCTAAAGCTGGCATTAAGTTGAAGCATGCTCTTTCTGATAATGACCTTCGTTATGTTCTTTGGCGAAGCTATAAGAATTTGGAAGGCCTGGATCCATATAGAAATATATTTGATAAAGCAGAAGACGTATCTATACAATCTAAATTGGGTGTTGGAAACTATAATAATGATAGTACAAGATATCAGCAAACAAAGAATTACGTTCCTGAACGCAACATCAGTAATCCTTTGTTTACTAAGGCTGAGCAGATCAGTCATGGGATAGAACCCGATTTACTTTTTAGAAATACAATTGAAGACACGGATAATACAGCTCGTGAAATATACAACCTTATGGCTGATGAGGATAAGATGAAACTCCGTGAAGCATGGCAAGACTCAATGATTAATGTAAGGAATTTACAGCAAGCTGTTTTGAAGCAACGTAATGAAAAACTCGAAGATTGGGAAGATGCATACGAAATGGAAAACAGACTTCATGGTGTAGGTCGTGCACAATCAGAGTTTTTTGACCGTAATCTGTATAACCCAATGATAAAGGCTGTGAATGAAGTTGCCAAAAGGGCCAATGTGAGTATAGGAGATGTAACTGAATATATGATTGCTAAGAGCGGACTTGAACGTAATGAAGTATTTGCAAATCGAGATGCTGACACTTGGTTTGCAAAAGCTCAAAAGAATGCAGATATTAAGCATACAGCTTTTCTTGCGGCAGGAGATTCTAAAAAAGCAGATAAAGTAAAATATCCTACACAACAAGACTGGAATGATACGTACAACAAATATCGAGAAAAAGATTATTCTGGTCTGACAGCTCTCACTGGTAAAAATAACAATGCAGAAGCTGAACAGGAAGCAAAACGTATCGTAAATGACATTGAAAAGCGTACAGACACTGATAAATTATGGTCAAAGATAAACAATGCTACTCAATGGACATTGACGAAAAGTTATGAAAGCGGTATTATTAGCCGTGAAAACTATAACAAAGTAAAAACGATGTTTCATTACTATATTCCCTTACGTGGTTGGAAAGAGGATACAGCCGGTGATATTTATGACTACGTCAGCAGTGGGGACAAAGGTACAGCTTTCAACCCTGTTTTGAAGAAAGCTAACGGCAGAAAGAGTGAAGCAGACAATCCAATAGCCTATATAGATAATATGGCTGTAAATTCAATCATTCAAGGAAATAAAAATAGATTAAAGCAAACTTTCCTCACCTTCGTGCAAAATCATCCTACAAATCTTGTGAGTGTGAGTGAGATGTGGTATAGAAACTATGGTACAGATGCAGCGCCAGACTGGAAGGAAGATGTACCATATATTCCAGAAGATGCTACTGCTGACGAAATTGCCAATATTATGCAGCAACATGAGCAAAGTATGGAACAATTGGCACAGAAAGGACTAGCTACTAAGGAAAGAGGACACTTGCATCTAAATGTACCGGTAAAAAAGAATGAAGCATTAGAACACCATATCGTAGTGAACAGAAATGGCAAACAGTATGTCTTATATATCAATGGTAATCCAAGAGCTGCACAGGCACTAAATGGAACGAGAGTACAAAAAATGAGTGAACATAGTTCAGAGAGTCAAAGAATAGCTCAGTTAGGTAGAAAATTAGCAGAACGTTATACCAGCTTGAGCCCCGCTTTTACGGTAAGTAATGCATTTAGAGATATTACCATGGCAGCTATTACAACCCTTATCAAAGAAGATCCTATGTATGCATTTAGATTTAGAAAAAACATTCTGAAATTAGGTGGTCCTACAAGAATGTTTAATTTAATGTATAAGTATAACAAAGATACTCTTGAAATGAACAATTCTACAGAACGTATGTTCTATGAATTTATGACGAAAGGTGCCGAAACAGGTTTTACTTCCCTTAAGGAAATCGAAGAGTATAAAACAGATATGGCTAAGGAATTCAGTAATATGAATCAATGTATAGCTAATCCAAAACGTATATTCAGGAGCATAAGTAATGGTCTTGAATATGTGAACCGTTGTATTGAAGATATGACTCGTTTTGCAACTTATATGGCAAGTCGTCAAAGTGGAAGGAGCATAAATCATAGTATTACAGATGCTAAAAATATCACATTGAATTTCAACCGTAAAGGCAGTGGAGAAAAAGGTAATGCAACTTACAGAAATGTACAGATATTTGTAAATCCAGCTATACAAAGTTTGCAGAATGTTGCAAATATGGCAGTAAATAATCCTGTAAAATTTACTTTGACAACAGGAAGTATATCCCTTATTGGTTTAGCTCAGCCGTTCATAAATATGTTACTTGCCAGTATGATAGGAGGTAGCGGTGGAGATGATAATAAGGATAAATTCAACGTGATGCAGGAATATTGGAAACTTCCTACGTGGCAGCGTAGGAATAATCTTGTAATGTGGATACCAGGTACCCAAAAATTTTCTATGGTACCGCTGGCACAAGAGTTTAGAGTATTTCATGGTTTCGGTGAAACACTGGCGAGTGTCATTACTGGGAATAGTAGTGAGAACCCAGCTTTGGAAGTAGCCTGTCAAGCCTCTGATCTTTTACCGTTGGATTTTACAGGAAATAATGGTAATCCACTTGTGAACCTTGCCCCAACTATTACACAGCCCTTATTACAAATAGGTTTTAATACAGATTTCACAGGTAGGCCATTATATAACGACAGTGATTATAATAAATATGAGCCAAGTTTTCAAAAGGCTTATATTGGTACACCAAGCTGGCTTATAAAAAATTCACAAATGATAAATGAATTAACAGGTGGCAATGATCATAAGCAAGGATGGCTTGAACGTTCAAAGGCTGGAGCAGAATTAAATAACCCTGCAGTAGTTGATCATCTGTTAAAAGGTTACTATGGTGGATTATATAGTTTCTTTGCTCAACTTGGAGGGTGCATTTTTACAGCTGCAAATGGGAAAGTTCCAGACATGCAAAATATACCCGTTCTAAATCGTATAGTTACGGCTCCAAGAACGAAAGAAAAAAGTGGTAAAATGAAGATGCCGGATGACTATTACCAATATGTTGAAGATGAAAAGCGTCTTCAAGTAGAACGTAGTGGTTACAAAAAAGACATGAAGGGTGGCAGCAAACAGGCTGAGCAAGAATATATGCATCTTATGGATTCAAATAACAAAGAGAACAAGCGTTACCAAATTGAGCATGGGTATCTTACTGAAATACAGAAATTAAAAAGTATTTTGCTACAGACAGACAAAGATCAAGACAAAAAAGAAATAGAAGATGATATCTATAACTTATATCAAAAGATGAAAGACGATTTAACGAAACTTGACTCCGATACTTCTTCTAAGGATAATAAGGAATAAAAAGATAAAACAAGGATAGGGGTAAAAGCTCTTATCTTTGTATAAAAGAAACGATAGTATAATGGCAAAAGAAAAATTGAGATCTCTTAAAGCTGTCATGCCAAAAAGAAATGATATTGACAGTGTAGCTACTGCCAAAAGCTATGGAAATGGACGGGCAATTGATTTGCTTATGCAAGCACAGCATGCATGGGATAATATGAATCGTTTCCGAAGGGAACGTGAACGTAACAAGCGCTATACCTATGGACACCAATGGGATGATGAGATCGTCGTAGACGGACATCACATGACGGAATCAGAATACATCATGAAACAGGGTAGTGTCCCTCTGAAAAATAATGTTATCCGCAAACTTGTTAATACCATTTTAGGTGTATATCGGAGCCAAGACAAAGAGCCAACGTGTACGGCAAGAGACCGGGATGAACAGAAGCTAGGTGAAACCATGAGTACGGTTCTTCAATGCAACATGCAGTTAAACCGCATGAATGATATGTATGCACGTTCTATGGAAGAATTTCTTATTTCCGGGTTTATCGTGCACAGGAAATGGTTTGGATGGAGAAACAATAAATGTGATTGTTGGACAGACTATGTCCAGCCCAATAATTTCTTTATTGACAACAATATGCGTGATTTTCGTGGGTGGGATGTCAGCCTTCTGGGAGAAATACATGATGTAGATTTTGGTACTCTTTGTTCTCAATTTGCAGAGACTCCTGCTGATTATGACCGTCTAAGAAAAATATATGATAGTGCTCATGACCAAGAAGCTCTATCGTTAAATTGTGAACAATTTGGCTACGCACGTCCAAAAAGCTATGATTTTCTGTTTAATCCTGATCCTTCCCGTTGTCGTGTCATTGAGATATGGCGTAAAGAAACAAAAGCACGCTATCGGTGCCATGACTATAATAACGGTGAAATATTCAAAATAGAAGAAGATCAATATCAGGAAGAAGTAATAAACGTAAACAAAGCACGACTTGAACAAGGTCTTGCAGAAGGAATGGATAAAAATGATATACCTCTTATCCAGGCTAAATGGTTTGTTGACAGTTATTGGTATTATTACTATCTCACTCCATTGGGTGATATTCTTAAAGAAGGAGAAACACCCTATGCACATAAAGGACACCCGTATGTATTTAAGGCTTATCCTTTTATCGACGGAGAAATACACAGTTTTGTATCTGATGTTATCGACCAGCAAAGATACATCAACCGTCTTATTACTATGTACGATTGGATTATGCGTGCATCAGCTAAAGGTGTACTCCTTTTTCCTGAAGATTGCATTCCTGATGGAATGG